TATTGATTATGTTCAAGCTAAAAATATAGTAGGTAATATTGATAATGAATTTTTTGATAAATGTAAAATGGCTAGACCATTATACTCTCAATCCCAATTCTATCCTCTATTAGGGGAACTTATTCTATTAGTAGATTTACCCTCTCCAGTATCACAAATAACAAATACATCTTTTACTAAATATTATGTTAGTGCTATTAATTTATGGGGTAATAACCAACAAAATAGTCAACCATCCGATAAAGATGCTAGTTTAGGACTTACATTTGTTGAGAATCCTAATATTAAATCTTTACTTTCATTTGAAGGAGATCATATAATCCAAGGTAGACAAGGAAATGCTTTACGATTTGGAACTACAACTAAACTATTCAGTAATTTAAATGAATGGAGTGATGTAGGAACAGATGATAATCCTATTACTATATTATCAAATGGTTTTAAATATAATTCTGATGAAAGATTTCATGTTGAAAAAATAAACGAAGATTTATCTTCAATTTATCTTACATCAACACAAAAACTTCCTTTACAAACAGATAAAAATGGTGTTTTAAATCCACTTACTAATCCTTTAGATGTTTCAAAATACTTTAATTCTCAAGTTATTGTTAATAGTGATAGAATAGTTTTAAATTCTAAAAGAGATGAAGTAATGATTTTTGCTAGAACAAATGTTGAAATAAGTACTAAAAATATTATTAACCTTAATGCAGATGAAAGAATTCATCTTAATGGAGGGAACGTTTTTTTAGGTACAGTAAATAATCAATTACCAACAGAACCCATATTATTAGGTAATAAAACACTTATTGTATTAGAAACTTTACTTGACGGATTATATAGTTTTGGTACATCACTAGCCACAGTTGTGGGTAGTCCTGAAGGAGCACCTGCTGCTGACATAAACATGGCTGCTGAAGATTTATTAAATAGTATAGATAGAATTAATAGTAATTTAGAAGAAATACTATCACAAAGAAACTTTACAGCGTAATGCCTACTAATATAAACATATCACCTGCTCTTGCTAAAAACACTATTGAATTAGCTAAAAATCCTCAAAGAATTAAAGCTTTTGGAGATCAATTAGTTGATAAAGCTAAAGAAAAAATAGTTTCTTCTGCTTTAGGAAAAATTCAAGAGTTAAAAAATCAAATAGAAGAAATTGCAAAATTATCTATTCAAGCAGGTATTGACCACAATACAGAGTTAAAACGTTTAGAGGTATTATTAAAGGAAAAACAAATAACTCAAGAACAATATGATTTAGCTGTTCAAAAAGAAAATGAATCCTATAATGAAAAAATAGGAGATTTAGAAAAATTAAAAGAAAAACTTACTAAAGATTTAACTGCTTTAATTAATGATCCTTATAAAAAAATAAAGGAAAATAGAAATAAATTAAAGTTAAAAAAGTTAAGAAGAAGAAAAAAAAATAAAGCTGAACGAGCTAAAGCAAGAAAAGATTTAGCTAAAAAAGTTCTTAAAAATGCTGCTAAAACTTTAGCTCCTGTTATTGCTCTTGGATTAGCTAATAAATTTGCTGCTGTTTTATCTCAAAGAGCACAATTAGAAAAATTAGTTGACCAAGTAAATATTTATATTGAACAAGCTAATACCCCAGAAACAATTACAGTTGCTACTAATTTAAGAAATAATGCTATTACAACAATTAACAACAGTATTAGAAAATTATCTGATATACAGAAAATATTAACTCAATTAAATTTATATATTTCTATATTCACTGCGATAGTAGCAGTTCTTTCTGCTATTCCTATTCCAACAGCAGTTCCACCTGGTATTGGTATTCCGGTAAGTTTAATTATGAGAATAGTTAAATCATTAGAAAAAGCATCTAAATTAATCGTTTCACTAAATGTAATAACGGTTATTGCTGTTACTATATTAGAAAATGAAATATCAAAGTTAAACGACTTAATTGAAAGATTAAAAGAAATAACAGCATTACTAAATATCCAATCATCAATTAATCTAGACCAAACACAATTTACTAATTTAATTAATACATTTAGCGGTGATAAACGAAATGATGATTTTGAACCATACAAGGGATTTAAATTTAAAATTAAAGAAGAACAAACATTAGGTGCACAACAAGCACAAGTTGTTAAAGGTAATAAACGCCGATATGCCGTTGCCGTTAATCGTGATGGCACCGAAATATTAAAAAGTGATTTTTCATTTACTTTAGATCCTAATGATCTTATTGAACAATTAAAATTAGTTATCGATCAACGAAATTTACAAGGATAAAATATTTATAATTATGAACATCAAAGTATTTAAAAAATTAATTAAAGAAGCCGTAGTTGATGCTATTCATGAAGAGTTACCATACATTCTTGAAGAGCACATGGCTAAACAAGAGAAAAAAGCATTGCGTGAAGGTAAAGCAATGAGTTATACTAGCACTGATGTAATGCCTGGTAACCCAGACGTTAGAGCATCATTACGTAGTAAAATGGGTGAAGCCTTTGGTTTCCAACAACCACAACAACAGTTAAAAGTTATTGATGCCGTTGATGAAGCTACTGGTGAGAAAGTAAATCCATTTGCTGCTTTTATTGCTGATGCTGCTGCTAATATGACACCAATGGACAGATCAGGATTAAGACAATTAGATTAATATGCCAATACCTCAAACGATACGTGTAAATCCGTTAGATTTACAAAAGAATATTGCTATTGGGGTATCACTACCTTTTAATGGTCCTGGTGTATTTAATAGTACTTATACTACTAAAGATCAAATTAAATCCAATTTAATTAATCTATTATTAACTAGTGTGGGTGAAAGGATAATGAATCCAAATTTTGGGTGTGAATTAAAAAATTTTTTATTTGAAGGTATAAATGAAAATAATATTAGTGATTTAAAAATTAGTATTAATAATAGTATATCACTTTATATACCTGAAATAACAGTATCAAGTATTGATGTAGTTTCTAATAGGGATAACAATTTAATAGATGTAACTATAAGTTATATACTAAATATATCAAACAATGCTGATCAAGTAACAGTACAATTTAATTAATATAATGGCAGAAGATAAAAACATATCGTATTTAAATAAAGACTTTGGAGATTTTAAATCAGCATTACAACAATACGCTAAAACATATTTCCCCAACACATATAATGATTTTTCAGAAGCCACTCCAGGCAATATGTTTATTGAAATGGCAGCGTATGTAGGTGATGCAATGTCGTTTTATTTAGATACTCAAACACAAGAAAACTTCTTATTATATGCTAAGGAAAAAGAAAACTTATATGCTCAAGCATATGTAATGGGTTATCGCCCTAAAGCATCATATGCAGCAAATACTACAGTTGATATATACCAATTATTACCTACTTCATCCGGTACACCAAATCCAACTCCAGATTATACCCAATATGGTTTAATAATACCAGCTAATACAGTCTTAACTTCAACTTCCACAGGAATTAAATTTTTAACTACAGAACAAATTGATTTTACCAATACAGGTAGTGCTGAAATTACATATGCTAGTAATGAATATTACCTAATAAAAAAATCAGTTCCTGCTATTTCAACTGAAGTAAAAGAAACAACAATTAATGTTGGTATAAATCAAAAATTTGTAACTGCTAATATTGTTGATACTAATATTTTACAAATATTAAACGTAACTGGAAGTGGAGGTATTAATGATATTTGGTATGAAGTTCCTTATTTAGCTCAATCTTCTATATTTAAAAAGATAGCTAATCCAACTTATAGTACAGATCAAGTTCCTTATTTATTACAGTTACAAAGAGTGCCTAAACGTTTTGTTTCTAGAATTTTATCTGATAATACATTACAATTAGAATTTGGAGCAGGTTTAACTTCAAATAAAGATAGCGAAATCATCCCAACAGCTGAAAATATAATATATGGTTCAGTACCTGGTATTTCTTTAATAAACAATAATTATAATGAAGCTTCTGTATTCTATACTCAAGAATACGGATTAATACCTTCAGGTTCATTAACAGTAAAATATCTAGTTGGTGGTGGTATAAATTCAAATGTTGTTGTTGATGACTTAACAATCATAGATACATCCAATGTAACTTTCCCAAGTGGAATAACAGGAATTACAGCAAATTTTGTAAAATCAAGTATTGCTTCTAATAATCCTTTTCCCGCAGTTGGTGGTAGAGATGGAGATACTGTTGAAGAAATTAGACAAAATGCTTTATATTCTTATTCAACTCAATTAAGAGCTGTAACTAAAGATGATTATATAGTAAGAGCATTATCAATGCCTGCTGATTATGGTGCTGTGTCTAAAGCTTATATTTCACAAGATTTATATTCTAATCCCCAAGAAACAGTAACTACATTACAACAAAATAATCCTTTAGCTTTAGATTTATATATTTTATCTTATAATAGCAATAAACAATTAATAACAGCATCAACAACATTAAAAAATAATTTAGTAACTTATCTTAATCAATATAGAATGGCTACTGATGCCATTAATATTAGAGATGCATATTACATTAATATAGGAATTAATTTTGATATTACTGTTCTAAGTGGTTATTCAAATAAAGATATTTTAACAGCTTGTATTTCTTCTTTAAAAGACTATTTTAGTATAGATAATTGGCAGATAAACCAACCACTTTCTTTATCGGATATTCAAAATAAATTATTACAAGTTAGAGGAGTACAATCTGTAGTTAAATTAGAAGTTACAAATAAACAGGGAGGAGATTATTCTCAATATGGATATGATATTGCAGGTGCAACTAAAAACAACAATATTTATCCTTCGTTAGACCCTGCTATATTTGAAGTTAGATTCCCTAACACAGATATACAAGGTAGAGTAGTAGTAAGTTAAAAATTAAAAATATGAATTTAGACAAATTAAAAGGACACATTCCAGACACAGTAATAACCCAAATACCAGCTGTAATGGAAAAATTCCAAATTAACACTCCATTACGTTTAGCTCATTTCTTAGCTCAATGTGGTCATGAATCAGGCGGTTTCCGTTTAACAAAAGAAAATTTAAATTATAGTGCTAAAGGATTAATGGGTATATTCAAAAAATATTTCCCAAATGAAGCATTAGCTAATCAATATGCTCGTAAACCAGAAAAAATTGCTAACAAAGTTTATGGTAACAGAATGGGTAACGGCCCTGAAGCGTCTGGTGATGGTGCTAAATTTTGTGGTCGTGGTTATATCCAATTAACTGGTAAAGATAATTACACTGCGTTTGGTAAATCAATCAACGAAGATTTAACAGTAGATCCAACATCAGTAGCAGGAAAATATGCTCTATTATCAGCTGCATGGTTCTTTAGCAAAAATGGTTTACATAAATTAGCAGATGGTGGTGCAACTGACGCAGTTGTTACACAAATTACTAAGCGTGTTAATGGTGGTACTATTGGTTTAGCTGATCGTATCAAACATTTTAAAGAATACCACGCATTGCTTGCATAAAATAGTTTGGTACTTGCTATATTTATATGTAGTAATTACTAATTATGGCCGTTTATAAAATATTCCCCGAAAAGAGTGCTACTCTATATTCATTTTATCCTGTTTTAAATACAGGTATAGATGAAATATTAGAAATTAGCACCTTTGAATCTATCGATGGTACCAATGAGGTATCACGAGCATTAATTAAATTCCCTTCTGCTCAAATCAGCGATATAATCGCTAATAGAATTTCAAGCAGTGCTTTTGATGTCTACCTAAAGGCCTCATTAGCTAACGCCTCAGAAATACCTTTAAACTATACTTTACTAGTTCACCCACTATCAGCTGATTGGAATCAAGGCACAGGTCGACTAGGTAATTCACCAGCTACAACAGATGGTGTTAGTTGGGAATACACAAATCAATCAGGTAGTAATTTATGGATACAAGGTAGTTTTATATCTGGTACCACGGGTTCATATAGCACTAATGTTGGTGGTGGTACATGGTGGACAAGTTCCGCTTACCAATCAACACAATCATTTTCATTTATATCTACAAAAGATATTGAAACTAAAGTAACTAACACAGTAAAAGCTTGGTACAGTGGTTCTATTCCTAACTATGGATTTATATTAAAACATTCTTCATCTGTAGAATTTACCACTTCTTCTAAGTTTGAAACAAAATATTTTGCAGCTACAACTCATACTATTTATCCTCCATGTTTGGAAATAAGATGGAATGATTATGCATTTTCAAGTTCATTATCTGTAGCTACGTCTAGTTATATAGTACCTACTTTAAACAATAATAAAGCAGAATACCAACAAGACTCAATCCAACGTTTTAGAGTTGCTGTTAGAGATTTATATCCTTCAACCACATTTAGAACTACGTTAAGTTTTGCTAATCAAAAATGTTTACCTACTTCTTCATATTGGTCAATAAAAGATTTGGATACTGAAGAAATTGTCGTAGATTACGATACAACATACACTAGAATTAGCTGTGATTCACTC